TGGAAAGTTTGAAACAGCTTAACACCATCCTAACTCAAATAGCTGTTCAAGATACTCGCATTAACATGCTTGAAAAAGATATCGATGAACTTCGTCACCACAAAGGTTTTATTACTGAATGAGTTTAACACTCAAATCTAACTCTCAACTTGCCCATATGGGTCAAATAAGGATTTAAAATGGGCATTTACGCTCCAGATGGCTCGATGAATTCGAGCATCAAAGATTTCAATACAAGTTTCAAAGACGGTTTCGATACCTATACCCCAGGTGTTAACTGGACTCAGGTTATTGACCCAACGAGTAACGATATCGTCAGACTAGACGGTAACGCGGCTGGTGCCAGTTATATCGTTATTTCAAAAGATCCGTTAGTTGCTAATACATCAACTACACTGACATCTACAGTCCAGGCTTCATTTCCAATAGAACTTGACGTCGGAATCCACATGTCCCAAAGGACTTGGGGTCAAGATGTCTCCATTGAAATGGTAAGTCCTGATACGACTCCAGCGTATGTTGATGTTGCTATTTCTAGTATTCAACAGACCACGACTACCCTAACTGTTAATACGGTTACTAACCATAACCTTTCAGTTGGCAATTCCATTTCTATTTATGGAGTAAATGACAGTAGGTTTAACTATCCTGCAGTAGTAGTTGCTTCTACTCCTTCACCTACACAGTTTACAGTTACAGCAGGTCCTAACGGAAATCTCCCATCAGTAACTGCAGGACCATTCTCTACAGGTTTCGTAACTTCACGCCCACGTATGGGACATGCCAGTTCTGGCGCTTCGATGATTCTCGAAAGCTCGACAGCAACTAACGCTTCTTTCTACGTCCGTGCTGATGCAGGCGATAGTCTAGCTTCAGGCGTGATGGCAGGCAACCAATCTTCTGCGATTTCTACTACGGCTTCTATCCAAGCTGTAAACTCTGCATATAATTTCGCCTTCCAACCTACTACTCAGTATTCGCTGAGTATGCTTCCGGATAAAATTCAATGGACTGATGCAGCAGTAGACGCCATTACTCAGGAAAATAACCGTTCTAGCCGGTCTCAGGTTATTCCAAGTCAGTACAAGAAATACAACCTCCGCTTCAGGTGCAGTAACAATCAAGGTTTGTCTGTTCCAGTAGCTAAGATCGTATCGATGACTAAGACTGCATCGACTACGGCTACAGTTACCACAGATGTTCCTCACGGTCTAACTACATCTGACTTGGTTGTAATTTATGGTTCTTCTGACCAAGTTAACTTCGCCAATGCCTTAACTGCAACTGCAGTCGCTAGCGTCGTTGATAGCACTCACTTCACTATCGTCTTCGGTGCTTCGGCAACAGCAACTGCCTACGGTGGTACAGTCGCCCGTGTTAACGGTGGTAATCTTCCTTCTGCTCTAGGCTATAACGCCGTCGTAGCTAACTCAGCTACCCTTGCTACCGCAGCTGATGGCACTCAAGCTCTTACTCTTACTGGTAATACTAACTGGGCTGGTCTTCTCATAGGTGATTACGTCAACGTTCATGGCTTGAAAAGTGTTCCAGCTACCGGCGCTGATCTTGGGTGTGACGGAGCATGGCAGGTTAGAAACGTCTCTACGACTACTCTCGAACTTGGTCCAATAGGCAATACAGTTCCTCCGGCTAATTTCGGTGCAACTGCTTGCGGCGGTACAGTCATTAAGCGAACTGATCTCAGGATCAGCTACGTCCGTATCACTGATTTCCTCCGAGCTAGAGTTGAACTTCTTCCTCGGCCAGTTGGTGATATTGGTTCAAGCATACCAGTTGTAGTGCAAAATTCACAGGTTGCAGGCACTGCCTTAATGGGCGATGTTAACTTCTCTGGTAGAGCTACCACAGGCGGTTTCACAGCAGTTCGTGTTGTTTCAGCAGCTACGACGAATGGCACTAATAGCAAAGCTACTGCGGGTAGAGTGTACTTTGGTATAGCTGTCAACACCTCAGCTGCTGCTAAGTACGTCAAATTCTATAATAAAGCTACTGCACCTACAGTAGGTACAGATACTCCCGTACTTACTCTGCAAATACCTGCTAACAGTTCTATTTCTCTTTCAGATGCTGTGGGTATTTATGGACTGTTCTGTTCTGCAGGCATAGGTTTCGGCATTACAGGTGCAGCTGCTGATAATGACACTACAGCTGTTGCTGCCGGTGATGTCATCCTGCAATTCTCATACGTGTAATGGCACGGCCTAAAAAATCTGACATAGAAGAAGCCCGTGACCAACGCCGTAAACTTGCTGAAACTGATCTAGAAGAGTTCATCAAATTAGTTCAGCCTAAGCGAGTATTAGGCAATATACATCGGGAAGTAATCCGCTGGTGGACGGCTAGCAATGCTAAGCCCCACCAGCTGTTACTACTTCCACGAGATCATATGAAATCATCCCTGATAGCACTCCGGTGTGTCTGGGAACTCACCCGTAATCCTGCCCTTCGAATACTGTATATTTCTTCTACTTCGAACCTCGCTACTAAGCAGTTGAAGTTTATGAAGGATATCCTTACCTCTTCTACCTACAGGATATATTGGCCTGATATGGTTGAGAAGGAAGAAGCTAAACGAGAGAAGTGGACAGAACGGGAAATCTCAGTTGATCACCCCCGACGAAAAGAAGAGTATATCCGAGACCCTTCTATTTTTACTGCAGGTCTTACTACAAACATTGTTGGTATGCATTGCGATATCGCTGTTCTTGATGACGTCGTGGTTTCAAATAATGCATACATCGAAGAGAATCGTGAGAAGGTTCGTGACCAATATGGGCTTCTTTCATCCATCGAAACTGTGGAAGCGAAAGAATGGGTTGTAGGTACTAGATACCATCCTAAGGATTTGTATAATACCCTTATCGAGATGGAGAAAGATACCTATGATGAATATGGCAATAGGATAAAACTTGAAGACAACTCTCTTTTCGACGTTAAAGAACATGCTGTGGAAACGGCAGGGGACGGTACCGGAGAATATCTCTGGCCAAGAACTCAATCTCCCGACGGCAAGTGGTACGGTTTCAATCAAGAAGTACTCGATATCAAACGGAACCAATATATCAATAAGGTACAGTTCCGAGCCCAATATTACAACGACCCGCATGATATCGATAGCTCCCCAATCAAAAGAGATTTGTTTCAGTATTACGACCAAAACTTCCTCTCCAGAAAAGATTACAATTGGTATTTCAAGCGGAGCAGACTTAACGTCGTGGCCGCTGTGGACTTCGCCTACAGCACCGGCAAACGATCAGACTTCAGCAGTATTGTAGTACTTGGTGTGGATGGTCAAGGTAATTATTACATCCTTGAAATAGACCGTTTCAAGACAGATAAGATTTCAGATTACTTCCAACATATCCTTAAGCTCTATGAGAAATGGGGATTTAGAAAAATACGTTGCGAAGTCTCTGTAGCTCAGCAAGTTATCGTTAAAGATTTGAAAGAGAATTACATCCGTCCTTATGGTTTATCTCTTTCAATTGATGAGTTCCGTCCTAGCAGATGGCAAGGTTCTAAAGAAGAACGGATTATGTCCACGCTAGAACCTAAATATGCCAATCATCAGATTTGGCATTATCAAGGTGGTAACATCCAAGCTCTAGAAGAAGAATTGATTTTCACTAATCCTCCGCATGACGACATCAAAGATGCACTAGCATCTGCTATCGATTTCGCAGTTATGCCGATGAATGTATTTCAAACTATAAAATTAAAAGAACCGACAGTGCAATATAATACGAAGTTCGGTGGTGTAATTTGACAGGCCGATTCAGGCGAATTTGCAGGTGTGGAAAAGAATTTGAAACTAATTATAAATTGAAGATTCACTGCACAAGAGATTGCGCAAATGAGTTAAATCATAATAGTCCAATCTGGAATTGTAAACAAAGAGATTACAAATATAAAAGCAATTATGGGATTTCTATCGAAGATTATAATGCAATGTTCGAAGAACAAAATGGTTGTTGTGCTATTTGTAAAAAACATCAAATAGAGTTTAAGAAAAAATTACACGTGGACCATAATCATAAATCAGGCCAAGTACGAGGACTACTTTGCCATAACTGTAATCTCGCTATAGGCCGTCTTCAAGAAAGCCCAACTATTATAGCATCGGCTTTGGAGTACGTGTCATAACTGGAAAAGTACTAGAATTAGAAAACATTCTCAGTCCTGATCTTCTTGCTACACGACTGACAGAGAAATATATCCAATGGGATACACTTCGGCAGAATTGGAAAGTCGATAAGGAAGAAATCCGCAGATATGTCTATGCAACAGATACGTCGACTACGACGAATAGTAACAATCCTTGGAAGAATAGAACAACTATTCCCAAGCTTTGTCAAATCAGAGACAATCTCTACAGCAATTACACTGCGACGTTATTTCCGAAACGTAAGTGGCTTATTTGGGAAGCAGACGAACAGGATGCCAACCAAGTAGCTAAACGAGATGCCATCGTCAACTACATGTCGTGGTGTATCGAACAGCCGACATTCAAGCATGAAATAGATAAAATCATTCTCGATTACATCGACTTCGGTAATTGCTTCGCTACTGTCGAGTGGGTTGATAATCGAATAGAACAACCAGATAAAACTCAAGCAGGATATGTCGGCCCTGCTATTCGCAGACTGTCACCATTAGACGTTGTGATGAACCCAATCGCTGAAGATTTCTTATCTTCTCCGAAGTTCATCAGAAGTATCGTAAGTATGGGTGAACTTCGTCGTATGCTTGAAAAGATGAGCAATGACGAGAACCGTGCTGAGTACGAAGAGTTATATTCTTATCTCAAGAAGGTTCGGTATCACGCTAGAACATTTGAAGGGGATTGGTCTCAGAAGGATCGGCTGTATGCTGTAGATGGATTTTCTTCTTTCAGGGCATACCTACAATCAGATTACTGCGAAGTATTAACTTACTA